AGATTAGATAATACTATAGGTTCTCAAATTGGATATAACAATTATGCTTATAGCCTTTATGATAGTAATGGTGTTAGTTTTTATACCGCAGTTAATGCAACGCCTACGTTAAAACTAAACATCTCATCGGGGGGTAATGTAACAATAACACAACCAACAAATGGAAATGATGCGGTTTTAAATTTAACTGCTAAAAGTGCGGGAGGTAATACTAGAACAACATCTTTGACTTATGATGCAGATACTGAAAAACTAATAATAAACAATGCGGGTACTGAAATTTTAAGAATGGGATCAAGTACGGGAGTTATTGAGTCAAATTACGGCATTGCTTTTCCTAATCAATCAGCGGGTAGCGGGGCGGTTTCATCATCAACCTTAGACGCTTACGAGGAGGGGACTTGGGATGCTACACTTACCGCTACTGCGGGTGGTGGTACTTTTAACTTGAGCCCTAGCTATAATAGTGGTACATATACAAGAATAGGTAATACTGTTACCGTAACTTCTTATCTTTATTTAAGTTTGCCAAATACAGGGACTCCCACAGGATATGCTGTAATTGGCGGACTTCCTTTTACTTCTGCCTCAAGCACCCCGAGTTATACTTCTTGCTCTGTTTTTGCTCAATCTCTTGATTCGGGGGCAAGTGGATCATTAATGGCGATTGTGTATACTAATTCTACAACAATAGGGATATATAGATACCAAAATGGGGTGGCGGGAGTTAGCGCAAATTATATAAAACAATATAGTGAATTAATAATTAGTGCTACATATCAAATTTAAAATTATGAGTTTAGAAAAAATAATAAAAATAGATCAAATTGAGATCGTAGGCGATTACAAGGCGGTACAAGTTAGAACGGCAACGGTAATCACAGATGACGGCAAAGAGTTGTCACGTTCATTTCATAGGCACGTTGTTCATTGTGATGCTGACATAAGCGGAGAAGATGCAGAGGTACAAGCGGTATGCAATGCGGTTTGGACTGATGATTTAAAAGCTGCTTATCAAACATTCTTAGATAGTCAAACTCCACTAGGGGAGTAAGCATTACCCACATTATTAAAACAAGAGTAAATTATGAAACAAATAGAACCAATAGATGTTTGGCAGAATGGAACAACAAAAACTGCCGTTAAATTACAAGCACAAGGTACAAGTGTTACCTTGGGACAAGCAGCCTCTTTTTATTGGCAACTGTTAACAGAAGAAAATTATCAAGTAGCAAATGGAAACCTTGGAATTAGTGGTGAGCAATACGATGCTTGGGGTGCTGATGATGATTACGTTTACACGATTATCGCAGAGGATTTAAACCTAGTGATTGTTGGTGATTGGGTTGATCCATCAGCAGATGCGGTAGAAGAGGTGTCAGAAGAAGCAAGTGGTGAATCAGTAGAAGCTAATGTAGACGCGTCAACATAATATTATTTATCTTTGAATTTTATTAATTAAAACAAATACAGAATGTTTGAAAACAAAACAATTACATTTAAGGAGGCGGAGGATTATCACAAAGGATTAATTCTCTTAACTAATGCAATAGAATCTTCACAAGAAGGTGTAGGATTTGATTTAACCTATTTATTAAATAAGGCAATAAAGAAGATGGAATCAGATTCACAATCAATGGTAGATGCTAAGAAGCAAATGCTTGAGGTTTACGGCACTTTAGAGGAGAATGGTACACTAACACTATCAGAGACAAACGAAGACGTTATAGCCTCTGTAAATAAGGATTTAAACGACTTCTACGATAAGTCAGATGAGTTTAGTGTAATTAAGGATAAAATCAACATAAAAGATATAAAGCATCTTAGGATAAAGCCAAGTTTTTTGGTTCTCTTTGATAAATATCTAGACGGTTTAGAAGAATATGAATGATAGTACTAAAGATGTAAGGGCATATATTTATGGGTTATTAGATGATAATATAATCTATGATGCTAGTGCAGTCCCCGTAGTGGCTAAAGCTACAGACCAAACTACATATCCCTTCATTGTTGTACAAGCAACGGGATTGGTTGACGATCCGTTGAAAGATAGATTTGGGGGTGTGTATGAGGTACAAGTCCAAGTACACACCAAATACCCATTAAACTATGGAGGGCAAGATGATTGCGATGATATATCCAATTTAATACTCCAACAGATAAGAGTTAGAAATGCTACATCAGATTTTGGTGCTGACACAATGTATATATTTAAACAGACCACCCAACGGTATTTAGATGATGATGATGGGCAATACGAATATTTTACTAAAATATTAGTGTTTGAGGCAAATGTGATAAGTAATGCTTAATGGAAGTTTATTTGTTTTATATCTTGATGACGATCAACTTCTACTTTCAAAATCCAATAATATATCATTTAGTGGTGAAACACATGACATATCTACTAAAATACCGATCATAGTATCATCTGATACTAGTTACTATTGGGAGGCTGCAAATACAAATTGGGAGTCATCTAATTTCACTTGGGATCAAACTTTATATCAGACTGCCCATTCGGGATGGAGGGATATAATGATGGGAATAAGATCGGGTAGTTTTTCTGCTGATGGATTATTAGAGATTAAATCAGAAGGTCTTTTTTGGGAAGAAACAAATCATTATTGGGATTCTTATAATATTAATTGGGAGAATGCTCCTAAAATACAAAGCGTTTCATCTGTTTTAGACCAATACCTAATAGAAAGAACTAAATTAAAGTTTGATTTAGTAAGTGATGGAGTTGCTTATTTTAGTGGATATTGCTATGTTAATCAATATGAGGTAATAGCAAACAATGAGGATGTTCTCTCTTATAACGCAGATTTTAATATTACGGGGGTTACTGAGTAATAATATTCTTTTTTTTATTTATCTTTGAGTAAAATATTAAAAAATGAGTGTAATCAACGGAACTGAACTAACTTTATATGTACCTAATAACGATGCATCCGCAACTGCTGATACTTGGATAGCTGTAGCATTATCAAAGTCTTCAAGTTTATCTATTTCGGGAGAAAACCCCGATATATCTACAAAGTCAAGTGAGGGATGGACTGAAGTAATCGGTGGTCAGAAGAGTTGGAGTATAGACTTTGAAAGTATGGTTGATCTTTCACTTACCGCAGAAGCATCGGGTACTGCTCAAACTAATACGGGTATACTTACCTTGTGGACATATTTTTCTCAAAGAGCAAAACTAAAAGTAGCTTGGGGACAAGGAGGTAACTTTTGGTATGGTTTCGCATACATAAGTTCTTTAGACCAAAGTGCAGAGGTAGAACAACCGGTTAGTTTTAGTGGTAATCTAGTTGGAAGTGGAGTACTTGCTTTAGGAACTTCAAATCCTCCAACATTTGCAACACCTTAAATCATTAATTAAACAATAATTTTATGGCAACAAACAAACACAGAGGCACTTGTCTAATAGACATTGGTGGAAAAAAAAGAGGACTAGTCTTCAATATGAATACTTATGCAATATTTTGTGAAGGTATGGATGTTGAATTATCTCAAATAGAAGAAGCCTTTAATGGTAAAAAACAAGCTAAAGCATTCTGTTGGCTATTGTATGCTGGATGCGTGGCATATGATGAGAAGAGTAGTGTTTCTATAGATTACACTATTCATGAGTTCTACGATTGGGCAATGGATATATCAGAGGATGATTCCGCAAAAGTGATGAATACAATGATAGGTTCTAGAGATTTAAAGAACGACAAGAACAACGGATTATCTAGAAATGTTGTAGAATCCAACAAAAGCGATTCAAAAAAAAATTAGTTACATGGGATGATATACTAGACCAAGCAATTGGTACTCTAGGAATATCTCCCGATATCTTTTGGAACATGACTTGGTCAGACTTTTTAAGGTCTATTGAGTCATGGGTTCATAATCATAATCAGCATTGGGATAGAACAAGGTACTTAGCTACTTTGACTATCAATTGCTCTTTTGGTAACAAGAAAAGAATATCTCCAAAAGACCTATTTAAACTTCCTCACGACAATGCTGACGAAAAGAAAACCCCTCTACCTACTCACGAAGAGATAAAATCTATTATTGGCAAGGCAGTAAAATTACCTATATAATATTAGTTAAATTTGTGTTATGGCATTAGGAGACAATAAATTATCAGTTTTCGTTTCACTCAGAGCGGAACAATTTCAGAAAGGAATAAAGAAAGTACAATCGGGTTTTAAGACATTAAACAGAACTATTGGTGCTTTTTCAACTGCTTTTGTTGGTCAACAAATATTTCAATTATCAAAACAATTTGCCGATGCTGCTGGTGAGATGGAAACCGTTGAGCGTAGTTTTGCTAGGTCTTTTGCTGGAATATCTAGTTCTGTTGAAACTGAGTTAGGTAAATTAGCTGACTCACTTAATAGAAATGAGACACAACTCAAAAAAGGAGCGGTTTCTTTTAACGCATTCTTTAGTGGATTAGGTTTTGTAAGTAAAGAGGCTGCTAATATGTCTGTTAAAATGCAGACATTGTCTTTAGATTTAGCCTCATTTTTTGGTATAGCAGATTCAAATGCACAAAAAAGATTTTTATCCGCATTAGCTGGTTCTCCCGAAGTTTTAGATCAATTTGGTATTAACTTAAAACAATCAGCTTTACAATTAGAATTGTATAGGATGGGTTTAACCTCAACCGTACAAAACACTAGCGAGGTAATAAAAACACAAGCAAGGCTTAATATAATAATGCAAGCCATGACTGATTCGGGTATTATTGGAGATGCAGCTAGAGGATTAGATACCTATCAAGGTCAATTAAAGCAATTTGATGCTGCTTGGATTACTTTTTCTGAATCAATGGGTACGGTAGTTATACCAGCTATAGTAGCAACACTATCAGCAATAAGTAAATTATTTAAGGCTTTTGTAAGATTTAAAGAATTACTTAAAGGTGATAAACTTACCGAGGAAAGTGCGTTACAAAGAAGCGGTAGACTTAAGGAAGAATTAAAACTCCTTAAAGAAAAGTATACTTTAACTGAATTAATAGCAGATGCTACTCCTAAAGTTGAGAAAAAAACTCCAAAGCAAACAAAAGAAGCTGAAGAAGCGGTTAGAAAAATTCCCGTTGGTGAAACGCTAATTAAAAGTCAACAAAGAATACTAACAAAAGAAGAAATTACAGACTTACTTGTATTAAATAAACTAATTAAAAATGCTAATGAACTAAAGAAAAAAATGAACGATGTCGGTATTGAAACAAAAAATATCTCTAAGGATATATTGCGTTTGACCGATATAAAGAGGGTGCTTGATGTTAAAGTGGCTGATCAACTTAAAGAAGAAAAAACAATAAAAGATGGGATTTTAAAAGGCATAGAATCAGAAATAGACCTTATAGATAATAAAAAGAAACTTAAAGAGGAATTAAATTCATTAAGTCAATTAAGCGCAATTGAACTTGGAGGGATGGCTCATGAGCAAGCCTTACTATATGATTTAGAATTGAAAAGAAATGATCTTACGGGAACATCGTTAGATAAATTAGCTGAAATAAAAAAGTTTTATGAGATTCTAGTTAATTTATCTAATAGGATTAAGCCACCTCCAACGGGAGCTACAACGGGTTCAGTTGATATACTTTCAAAACAAGTAAATATGAAGACGGGTCACGTAATGGGGTCTGATGTGGCGCAAGATAATCTTAAAAAGATGGGTCTTGAAATAAAACAAAGCACCATAGATGGTATTCTTCGTAAAAATAGTGACAGAATTTCATCTATTGGGATAAGTGGTAAAGAAGATTTAAAGAAAGCTGGTGAAAAAATGAAAGAAGGTGGTCTTACAATTATTGATATTTTAAGACCAATAACAGATGCTATGGCTGATGTTTGGTCAGAAATATTAACT